CAAATCTTCATGACTTACCTGCAATCCCAGATTCTGCAATAATCTACTACGCTCTTCTTTATGCTCTGGATGCTTTACCAGATAGCGTAATACCATACCTCTCTTCCGGACCATAGACTCATCAGTCTTCTTAGTTGAATTAACTACTCTCTGAGTTGGTGCTATTAGAGGTAAGATATTTGTAGTAGCTTCTAATACATCATCTATTAGAATCTGTTTATCTCCTCTTCTGGCACAACTAATAATCATAGCAATCTTTATTACAAAATCTCCTACCCTACTTACAAATCCTGTGTTATCATTGTAAGTATGAGCTTTATCACTATCGAACTTGTTATACCAGGTATCTACTGCATGTCTGACATCATCAGCCATACTGAATTCACCCTGGATTTGAGATACTTTTCTTAATTGTTCTACCAGTTTAGGTTTATCCGGAGCTACTGTTCGGAACATTAGAGAGTTAGATCGTTGTTTTTGTGTCTCTGTGATTAGAAACATACGACCTATTAGCCCTCCATGTATATTCTTTTCCGGAATAAAATCTCTGAATAGAGCTTCATTAGTTCCTGCTAGCCAGGTTATTGTAGGTTTCATCAACCTAGCAGATTCGCCTACCTTTAATCTATATCGCCATTCCTTTTCATTGTATTGCCTATCATATAGGTTGGTCATAATATCCATCGCAGAGTTATTTCCTATGATGGACGAACTTAGTTCTGATGCTACCAGAAATCCACAGGAATCCTTTACTAAGATTTTTCCGGGTTCAGTTGTGCCAGTTCCAAGTTCTTTAATTACTGCTTCAATCGAGGCGCGCCCATCTATAACTCTAGTATTGTTAACTTTAGTAACTAGTTCTTCTGCTAAGGCTATAGGTGGACCTTTTCTAACACCACTAGGTCCATATAATAGGACGTAAATATTGGGATAAAGTATATAGTTCCCGGCCATATCGAACCATACTCTATCCTTTAAGACTGCCGATACAGTCGATAGTGTAGACCAATAGTAAAATCTTGTGGGCGCCTCGAAAGTATTAGTAGTTTTAAGAACCTCTTCGATTAAATCCATCGGGAGGCTCCTTATTAAAACTACTATTAATCTTCTACTAAATCATATACCTGCTCAAATACTTCAGGGCTGCAGGGATAGAACTCTCCTTTAGTTCCCTTAATGATGTAATGCAAGTGATTAACATCAATCCAATCCTGTTCAGTGGTATTGTATACTCTAAGTCCAGTCTTACCTGAGAATCTGAGTAAGGCATCATCTGGAACAAATTCTCTAATTTCAGGCTCATTATTGTTCCATTGAATTGCTGTGATTACTACAGGCTTTTTACGTGCTGTGATAACATTCATTCTGGAATCTCCTCTTTTCTACCATACCATTGATGACGTCTGTTAACTAACCATTGTGCTTGTTCTAAACAATTGAACAGATATTCTGCCAGAATGAAATCTGGTGTATCTGATACATTCTCCAGTGAATTTGTATTGATAATTGATGCAAATTCTTTGATTATCTTTTCTTTTAATCTTGCATAATCACCATCAAGTTTTGTCGGCATAAATTCTTTCTAAGACCTCAACTTGTTTTACACTCAACCTACCTTTAGATTCAAGTTGAAACTTAATCGAACGCACAAAAGAATCCTCCCATTCACTTAGCTTATCTGATGATAAACAATCTTCTATCCATTTTTGGTAGATTTTGTAGGACTCGGCGGCGTCCATCCTATTTTCCTCATTTCTGGAGGAATTACATTTTCTTTAGGAATACCAGCAAATTTCTCTATCCAAGATTTACTACAAACCTGACATCTACAATCCATCTGATGTCTTTGATGATTCCATGTTTCAATCATCGAAGCATTATCATTTTGACAATGGGGGCATATGATCATTTTGTCCTTTCATTCTTGACAACCATGCTTCCTTAGTTTCTGGTATGTCTCTTAGGCCACCATCATGCATGTTAAGTAGTTCTGCATAGTGGTGAGATAATTTGATTAATTGGTCTAAGGCATATTCCAAATCTTTATTACGTTGTATTAGTTCTTTAAGTCGTTTTTCGGTAACTTCAAATCTATCTGTTCCACCGGGTTTGGTATCAAATGCAGCAAGTAATGTTCTAATCCTTACGTAGGCTGCACGTAATTCACGTTCGTATGCTAATATTTTCTCATATTCTATTTGATAACTCATCTTGTATCCTCATACTTCTGAATGTTGATTTTGATATTTTCCTTCTTAGCTAAGATATCTTCAATGTATTGCATCATTATATTATAATGGCTTCTATTATCAAATAAAAATGATTGATGATCATTAATAAATCCTTTAGCATCCATTGCTACTACTTGGATTATCATAATTTCATCAACCTATCAATAATATCCTGACTTGTATGACCATCATATGGATATGTAATATTGGGAACTATAGGAATCTCAAACTTATTCCAATGTTCCATCTTATAATGATAACTTATCTGACCTACATTAGTAACTGCAAATACTATAAAATATCCTTTAAACATGCTACCATCATTATGGAGAACAGATTTCATTATTAGAGGTTTATTCCAGGCATCTTCCTTTCTATACTGATGATCTAATTTGAACATCATCTTAAATAGAATAATATTCAAAGCCATCCTATGATCATAGAGTTCATTCATAGTATGATAACCATCACTTATATCTTCACAATCTACTCTATCTACTACTTCTTTATCTTCATTCAATAGTTGATATTTAGACATTAGGCCGCCTTCTCCTTCAGATAGAATCTCTTAAGATCCTTATAGTTGTAGCCTACTTCTATTTCGGTAGGTATTACCAGGGGACTTCTCTTAATACTACAATCAGAAAAATCAATTGGTTCTGCAAACCATTCTTGAATCTGTTCTATTCTCTCTTCTAGAACTTTAATTCTAATTAGCATAGCCAATGCATCATGAGATTCAACTACTACTCGAACGTCTCGGAGATGCTTAATAATCTTGAGTAATACTTGTTTGGTCTTATCAGATACAGTTTGTTGAGGTATAAAACTATATCCGCCTTTCCACAAGTCTCTACTTCCCTCTTCGTCGTAAAAATATCTACTTGCTCCATAGGTTCCATAGAGTCTTCTATCATTACTAAGTAATCGCTGAATTTCAGCATGGAAAACGTCTTTGATTTTTGGAGTATCTTTCTCTAGTTCTTTAAGACACTGACCTGCAAACCACTCACTAATGTTAATATCAATATGATACTTTCTAGCATCAGTATTGACATTAATCATCGCTTCTTTCTTCCCAATATCCAAATGGTAAGCATGTCTGAGAGTCTTACCAACAAAACGCTCAGCGCACTCATAACCCAAATGTCGCTTGGAATATTGTTCATATTTACCCTTAAAGAATTTAGCGGCTGTCATTGCATGTTTATCTATCTCATCATATTCTAATATAGTCTTCTCATCATCAGCGAGTTTACTACAAACTCTAGCCTCTGCCTGAGACTGATCTATGTTAACTATAATATAACCTTTATCAGCCACTAGAATACTACGCAAATCTTGTCCAACATCTCCATGCTTTGTTACAGTCTGTAATGCCCATCCTACCTGTGTTGGTCTAATAGGAGGTTCAAGAACATTAGTTGAGGTTCTGAAGTTCTCAGTGCCTGTAATAAGAAATGTAGTTTTCATCCGGCCGTCATAATCAGGTTCAGCCTTGAGATAACCTAAAGTCTTATCTTCTTTTCTAATCTGTAATACTAGCTCGCAGATTCTCTTTTTCTTTGGATCTTTAATGACGTTGGCAAGTAAGCCCGTAAGAACCTGTTCACCTGTTCCTGCCCGTATTGGTATGTTAAGAGAAATGTATAGAAGTTTATTAACCTGGGGATGGGACCTAACATTGACGGGTTCTGTAATCCCAAACTCTTTGCATAAATTAAACAATTCAACTTCAAGATCAACGAGACGATTAACATACTTCTGTGTAAGTTCTTTTCTTTGATATTCATCAACCTTAAATCCCACTTTATCCACTTCAGAGTAAGCGTAGTGCAATCCCATACGCCAACTTGCATGAGGGATACCAAATGGGATTTGTTCCAATTCACTATAATCATTATCAAATAACTCTCTAGTTACACAGGCATCTTTACCATTATAATAAAAGAAATCATCTATCTTATCTCTTTGAGGAACAAATTCCTTACCTTCTAATTTGTAATAAGGTTCTCTAGTCTTAATACTAGTATTGAATGCTAGTCCTTTAGGCATCTCAGGACTAATACAATGCGCTGAAATTAATGTATCCCAGAATAACTCATCCAAATAGAATCCTAAGTTATTTAACTTAGTCTCATCATACTTGAAATTCTGGCCTATCTTCTTATGATTGATTTTGATTCCATCAAATACTAATTGATTCATCAAAAATTGCGCAGTTAATTGCCAGATATAAGCTATGTCTTGTGTTGGAATTTCTGAGATTTTGAGGTTGTAGTTATAACTCTTTTTTGGGTGCTTGCGATTATCAACGTTGATAGGAAGTATATTCCAAAAAGGAATAACCATAGCTTCCCAGGATTGGAAGGAGATGCCAAGACAAACAGGAATAGATTCAATTGATTCAATATCGAGTGCAACGTAAGACTCGTTTTTATTTCTTTCAAGAAATCTATAAACATCTGCTGAACTCTTAGCTATGTGTATTAATCTATGAGGAATTTCATACCTATTATGTTCTGACTCATCAACTGCCCTTTTAACATCGAATTTTCTAACGTATTTTTGCCACGGCCTAAAAGTTCCTTCTCCACTACCATGTAATTGGGCCGCAGGATGCCATGTGAATATTGCTTTTCTTCCAAGAGCTTGTAGTATACTTCCTCTCCACACTCCAATATTATTATATTTTCCTGATTTACCTGCAAGGGAGTAGAGAACAGGATCACCCAATCCAAGAATACAATTTGGATTAATGGCATATATCTCCTGTTCTACTTCTGCCATTGCATCAGGAAGGGATAAACCCATTTCCTTATACTTGGCAAACTCATTATCAGGTAATTTATATTTGAATACATTAGTCCTATAACAGTCGTCTATACTAATACCTGCCTCAGCTAAGTCTTGTCTAAGGATATTACCTGATGGTCCAACAAATGGTCTACCCGCATTAACCTCTTCCTGTCCTGGTGCAATTCCTACTATAGCTAATTTAGCATTTATATTACCATACCCAGGAACGTATCTACCGATATCGGGCATTTGATAATTTACCTTTCTTATCTATAATCACGATATATCCAAACTACTCCATTATACTTAACCCTAAACAATTTTTTCTGTTTTACTAATTTACGTAAAATACTACTGATAGATGCTAGTCTATTTCTCTCATGCATTTTATCTGAATACCATGTTGCAGTATTTCCAGGAAATACATTAACAAAATCTAAAATCTTATCAGTAAGAGTCAACCTAATAATCCTCTACTATAGGCTCAGCATAAGGATCGAACGCTTCAGGTTTCTTTATACCAGTAATTAATTCCTTAATCCTATCAACATCAGGAACTAATTCACCTGTAATAGGATCTAGTTTCTGAGTGAATTCCATGATGTTCTTATACTTCTGAAAATCAATACGAACATGTTTGTTATCTACTCTAACCGTAATTATTTTTCCCATGTTAATTTCCTGTGTGCCAGATAGTATCTTTTGAACCTTGTCTTACCACTCTAAAATCTGCAACTGCCATTAGTGCTTTCTCTTCTGTAAGTCCTATTCTATCCTTCATGTATTGATATATCATGGTATCACTGATAGCTGCCTCAATTGCTTCATGAAGCATGATAGAGATTTCTCTAGCCTTATTGATATCCCACTGAACCTTAGTCTTTACTCCGTCCTTAGTAATAATAAATTCTACCATACCTTGCTTAGTTCTATTACTAAGAATGGTGCATAATTCAATGTTAATCATATTATCTTTTGGCATTTAATATCCTTTATCATCTTAATGAATACCTCCAAAACATGGAGAGTGCCACTACCAACATGGATATGTCAGTAATAGCACTCTCCCTTATTCTCTCTTATACTTATACTCTTGAACAGTCTCAATTCAAAAGGACCAATCTCGCTCCTTCATCTACTAATGTATGCACGTGCAATACATCTATAGATTACACGGTTAAAGATCTGTAAGTTAGAGAGAATAAACTTAATTAACGAGAAATGGGATGTATGGTGACAGCTCTCACTTTCTGCCTACTTATTTTCTCATCCGGCGTTTGTATACCGGAATTATAGTAACGGATTATTCGCAGGCATCCCACTTTATTAAACTTAATTAAACTCTAGCCGCAGGCTGTTCCATTGCCAAGAAGTCTGAAGCCTTATTCAGAATCCTATTACCAAAAGGTTCAGGCTTTACCATAACCTTAATCCTTTTACCAACAGGCAACTTCTCATCAAACTGAACAGATTCACCCTTCTCTGCCTTATCCCACAATGTATTGGGCATACCACAGGCAATGAAGAAGTTCTTACCCATACCAATAGCTTTCTCACTAATAGTGAGTTCTGCCAATGGCACTCCTTGATACTGTCCCTCTACCACAGTAATTTCATAGTAATGAACCGTAGAACCATCACCTGCAGCAGGCTTGGTATAGTGATTCTCAACATCACAAATCTGCCAACCTGGAGGAAGAGTCTTAGCACGGAGCGCATCTTTAGGGGTGATTGTAATCATTTTGTTTTCTCTTTTCTGATTCATTTAGATTCATTGTTTGACATCCCTTATAGCAGGGTCAGCCTCTTAAGTCACGTTCTTAAGGGTCCAATTGTAACACCTAATGTCCAATTATCTATACCATAGGTATTCTTGGTATATTTAGAAATTATTTTAATTCCTGGAGTTTCAGTGCCAATTATTTCACCTACAAATACCCCATCATGCCAAACTTCTATTACCTGTTTGTTATCTAATACTAGATGTTCCATTAGTTTGAATAAGGTCATTCCTTAAATTCCTGTCCTAGTATTCCAAAAGTATCTAGAATGGCTCGCATGAATTCAGTTAATTGTTTCTCAGTAGGACTACAATATACTGTTCTCTCTATCATTCTTATATTACCTCTACCTATAGTAATTTTAACTTTGATAATCATTAATCTAATTCCCTATAAATATCATCCTGATATCTTCTATTCGCATCACCAATCATTAAGCCCCTCATAAAACCTATATAATATCCTGATTTATAGGCTATGATAATCATTATGATTGTGATGATATACCAAATCATTGTATATTATCGTTCTGAGCAATCCAATATTTTAGTAAGGGAATAACATCCACTCTATTCAAGTCAGAGATATATTGCACAGTGCCATGATTGAATTCACACACGAATAAAATGAAACCTTGTCTGTCTTTACCATTATCATTAAAGTGATCTGTAATGGCTTCAGCTATGGCTTCAGCATCTTCCTTTAATCCTTTTTCTGTCTCGTATCCATCTGATAATGGCATTTGATTATCCTTTTATTATCAGAAATCCAATTATTGAAATAAGAATGATGATAATAACATTATCCCATTCGTTCATATTAGTAAATTTATCATAGTTACTAAATGATTTTTTCATATTTAGTCTACCACGATGCGACTTTAGGCCTATTAGGATCAACTCTTGGAGCATCCTTAACTTCAGGACTAAGAAATCCTACTAACATTTCAGTAGCATCTTTACCAGTCCATTCAAATGTAGGTATACCAAAGGAAGTCTTACAATCATCTGTTGGACTACCCATAGTATTGATTACATACCTAGCTTGTCTACCTGAACCTGAACCCCAATCATCATCAAATTTCTTTTCAAATAACCATACTTCATTAAAGTATCCCGGTATCTGGGCTGGTGCTTTCTTACCTTTGGTTAGAATCTCAAAGATAGTCTGCTGCTCCCGTTGACCTGATTCTTCATTGATTGTTTTGATTTCGTAGGCTGAGATGTGAGCTTCAAGAATTACATTAACTCCCATAGACTTGAGAGTTTGGAGGAAGGACAATAGTTCAAATATGATGGCAGCATCTTCAAAGTTATAGTCTTCTAGAATATTAACTTGAATTCCGCCCTTGAGTCTAACATTCTTAGCTTTCTTAGTAGGGTCTGCATTATCCTTAGGCACTGTAGTCGACATCAAATGCTTAAGGATAATATGAATATAAGGAGTTAAGCCTGAAACTACAACAGTTTGATATTCTGGACGCGCAACGATTGCATCCATCTTCTGATCTAATGGAAAGAATCCTGTGCCCATATTGAAATCATTGTAAGACAAATCCTTTAGACTGCCATACATCTTTTGATAATAGGTAATAACAGACTCAAACCTACCCTCAAGATTAAATACGTATGTTGGACGGAATGCTTTCCCACAAGATGCTATAGTCTTTCCAGTTCCTGTTCTACCTTTCGATAGAATAGACCATACGGGTCGGACTATAGCATCTTCTGCTCTAAGACTAGGAGGTGCGTAATTTTCTGCCATTAGTTTTCTTATTTCTTTCTACCTAATCAGTCTTCGTAGTGTGTTCCGCTGTAATTGATACCGCCAGATTTACGAGGATCCATTCTCTTTAATGCAAGTTCCCTTTCTACTATCTTTAGAGCCTTATCGGCATCTTCCTCTACCATGTTATCTCCACCTGATTCACTATTCTTATAGCTGGATATTAAATCGTGGATTAATTCTAACTCATCCAACGTCATTCAGCTAATCCCTTCTCTAATGTAGCAAAGAATCTTGCAGCCTTATCAATCTCTCTTTGTTCTGGAGACGTTACACATGAACTACAAGTTGGCTTAGCCTGTCTTAACGATCTCCTATCCATTTCAAATCTATCATTACATTTATTACAAACTGAAATTTTACCTACCAATGCAGGACATGAGAGTTTAGTCCTCATTGGAGTATAATGTGTGCAGCCCGGAAGACAACACTGCATCACATAGTAAGGTTTATCCCTTCCAATATCAACTCTCTTATATTTGTGAACATGCTGACTCATTTTGTGTCTCTAAATATTACTCGGGTCCCAAGCATCCCCTACAACAAAATACCTGGCTAACTTTTGATCTCTTACACTTCGGCTTACATTACATATACCTTGGTTGTAAGCATCACTAAACTGACATTTGAAATGACCATGCACACAGTTAGTAGGATTCATCGGGAAATAACTATCCTCGTGTGCCAAAATCATTTGCTTTGTCCAATAAGGAAGTGTTGTTTCCTTAAACTCATCTAGTATATCCTGATCAAAAGGTAGTAGTTCTAACTTGAACTTGTCTTTTGCTTCGAGAGTCTTCTGGAATCCTACTCTTTGTACACCAAGTATGTTTGTATTACACGCTAGCGAATACATTCTAAATTGGTTACTCATTTGAGAATGAAACCAACGCTCAGATTCTGTCTTTACATCTATTGGTAGAATAGGAATTTGTGGTGTTCGCACAATCAAATCTATTCTGCCTGTAATGAAGATTCTGAGTTTTAGATTGGTATCCTCAAACACTTTAATCTTAAAGTATTTCTCAGCCTCAAGTGGTATCCAATTAAGACCTTGAACATGCTTCAAGAATTCCAATAGAGTTTGCAGCGTTTCTAATTTTTCTTCTTGACTAAATGCACTATCCTTTTCAAATGCTTCCTTTGCTATCTTTAAACATATTTGAGTAGCTTTTTGATAATCATCGGCGTTAATACGCTCTTTCCAATAACCAAGTAATGCATCGTGAACTATTGACCCTCTTTTAATTGATGGGCTCACGCCTACTACAGGCTTTAGATGTCTAACGAATACATATTCATACTTACGTGGACATGCCATGAAGATTGATAATACTGTGCTATCAACCTGGATATTAGTCCATTTCTCCTTTTCAGTTTCTACAACATCAGTTACTATTGCTTGTGTAATCTCCTCCTGTGTTAATATTGGACTTTTAACTTCTTCAACTACTTCCAATGGAATTACGATTATTGGTTTCTTAACTACATCTGCTTCATGTGCTATACTAGTAGTTATAGTCTGTATTCGTCTTCCGGTAATAGGATCAAATGGCATGATTAGTTCTTATCCTCTGTATATTCCATATCATCTTCGCCCTTAAAGGGATCATCCCTAAAGACTACCTTACGAGTAGCCATTAGCATTCTACTTACCCTATTGATCAATGATGCTGAGAATGTAATCTCATCATACGTATCATCACCATGATCTTGAGTCATCTTAATCTTACCGTGTTCATCTACTTCAACTTTAATTCCCTGATGATCAAGTTGAAATGGAGAATGTATATAATGTCGATACCGTTTTTTATCATTCATACTTTTTGCTCTTGTCGGATTGGTAAACATCGTTAAGCCACCTTTCACTCACCCTTTGATTCTTCAGTAAGTTCTGTTTCGGAACTATTAGCCTCAATAGGGCGATCCACTGGTGGAATAATAATAATATTCTTTTTGGTTTTCCATGCATATCTTATAGTACTCCAGGTTCCAGACCTAAGAGTATGTTGAAATTCTTTGGGTGTTGCAATTAACAATGCTACTTGGTCTACTATATGATGATTGCGTTTCAAGTAATTACATACCGGATACCATCTTACTGAAATACCAATTTTATTTATATAAGGAGTAATAATTCTGTTATTCTTTGTAGTTTTATCCTGGTCCCATGCCCATGCACGTTTATTAGGATTATCAGGAGGATGTATTGTAAAGATTCTAACTCCAACAGTTAATGCAATAGTTGCAACCTGCAAGTCTGAACCAATACAATCACCAAATACTAATTCACTACATTCTTTTTCAATCAGAATCTTTCTTGACTCATCCTTTTGGAATTGAGTCATTCCTGATTGACTACCTGTGAAGCCTATTAGCATAATTTACTCGAATTCATTAGCAATTATCATATCGATAATAGACTGAATATCTAACCATTTTAATCCTTTAGAAATTCATCTAGCTTACGTATGATACATAATACTGGCTCATCAAATTCATTACTAATATAACCCGCTCTCTTAAGAAAATAATCTGCTAACGCTCGTGACTCTTCAATAGTTAGAAAAAACACTTTAGGTCTATCATCGAGCGCATTCAGAATCTCATTAATTACTTCAGCCTTACCGTATTCTTTCGTAATGACAAAATAATCTCTTAGCCTATTCAAAGGCTCGGATATATCCATACCTAGTATATCCTCTAATACAGTCATTAATCTGTGCTAATCATCATTATTCAATCTCGATAAGCCGGCTTTGCCTTTGTCTTAAGTTTCTTAAGTAAGATTGTAACTCCAAAATATTCTGCCAATGCAGTCTCAACCAACCAACTAAAACTTTTCTTTTCCTCTTTTGCAATTTCCTCTAATCCATCTACTAAATCAGGATGTAATACTATCGATTGTGTCCTTCTGGTATCTGATGCAATGAAATTAATTCTTCTATATTCAATGTTATTCTTTTTCTTCTTCATCATCTTCTAATGTTCCTATAATACTCTCTAATTCGCCTTCTATATTTTCTAGGCTACGTTTAAGATCGCTTAGTTCAGATCCTAAATCTGAAATTCTATTGACCATTTTATTGATGTCCTTTATCAGAAGAATTTTGTCTATCATTTAATTCTCCAACTATTCTTAATCGATTCAATTACCTCTGCTTTATTCTTGTATTGCAAACTACTTAATTCAATATGAACTTGATATTCCTTACCAGAAAGGACAAAAGATTTATCTATATCAGTATTATATAGAAGCTCTGCAATCCTATCATCCTCATGATCACCGCCTGACATCTTAAGCTCACTATAAATGTCAGCTCTTACCATATGAGGATTACCTTCCTCAATTATATCTGAGCATATGTCTGATACGTAATATTTAATTTTCATAATTTAGGTTTCAATTCTATCTGAATAGCTTCCATAACATATATGTTGCTTAAAGGAAAAATAATTTCTCCACTCTAATTTACATTGTCTACAACATATTACGTATGCTCCCCATTCTATTAGTTTATGTGAATAGAACATATATCGTCCTATCCAATAGTTAGTAGACATTTAAGATTTCCAAGAATCCTTAATCCACTGAATCGCCTGTTCTTTAGTTGCTATTGAACCTACTGGAATATCATTGTTAGGCTCAAATTCAATATAGACTTCGTAATTCTTACCAGGTAATTTTAGGGTATTATTAATATTAGTTCCGAATAATAGATTCGCAATTCTATCATCGTCTTTATCACTATTATTCATCTTAAATTCACTACGGATATCGGCCCTAACCCTAATAGGATCACCTTTATCTATTTCCTTAAGAGGATGAGTTATATTAGTAATGAAATCAATGCGCCAATACTTAATAATCATACTACTTATCTTTATTGAACATGTCCTCAAGTTTGAAGACATCGGTTAGCTTTCTTACTTTCTTTATTATCTCAACTAGAAATCTTATTTCTGAATCAGAAAGTTTCTGTCCTTTGTCAAACTTTTCGATGATATCTTCAATCATATTATTTCTTAAACCTCTTCCTAATAATTGCTTCTGCTACAGCATGCACCAACTCTGCCTCATCCCATGTAATATTAGCATCTTTAACATTCATTGTTCTACGAAACGCTAATCTCTTACGCTCAACAATATCAGTAAGAATCTCATCAACTGTTCCTGCTGCAATGAAGTATGGAATTCTAATACTAATCTTTCTATCTGCTATGGGCTGCAAATATTCAGGTAGAGTTGACTTAGTCAATGGTCGTGAGAATCTCAATTCAGCTTGTTCTTCATTCTGCGGATTCCATTGACGTTCTAGCATGTAAGCATTCTGACAGAATTGAATATTCAATCCTTCACCTGATGCTAGTGTCGAACCGATTAGAACTCTGTTACGAATATCATCCTTAAAGGAATTAATTACGTAATCTCTTTCTTCAGGACTCTTACCACCAAATAATCTAATGGATTTATTATATCCATTCTTAGTCAACCAAGCATCAATACCTTCATATTCTCCAGCATTACCGTGCTGTAGATTATCACCAACATCAATGTGATGATGAAAGATTGTTAGTTTCTCAAACTCATCAGGAATGTTTTCTAACCATTCAGTGCAATCATCAATACAAGCTCCAAC